CTTGCATGCAAAGCTTGGTAGCAAGGATTTAAGCCAATGATTATTTCCCTCGAGATGTCTCGAGAAAATATGCGTGACCGTATTTATACAATGTTAGGTTCTGGATTATTTAAAGCTAGCGATTTATCCAAAGGAGATATTAATATAGATGACTTTAAATCATGGGGTCAGAAAAAGTTTGAAGGAAAAAATAGTTTTGTGTTGGTTTCAAACGAGGGAGCAGGAGATGTAACACCAGCAACTATTCAGGGTAAGATAGATCAACATAAACCAGACCTAGTTATTTTAGATTATCATCAACTATTTAATGATAACAAAAGAAGCAACTCTGAAGTAGAGCGTAATAGAAACGTATCTCGTGAATTTAAATTGCTAGCGGTAACAAATAATATACCAGTTATTGATATTACTGCAGCTACAGCCGATGACATTTCTGATCAAGAAAATCCTCCAATGATGAGTCAAGTTGCTTGGTCAAAAGCAATTGAATATGACGCTGATATGGCAATGGCAGTTCATAGACACCCAGGAACTAATTTATTTGAAATAGTTTCAAGAAAGAATCGTCACGGAACTGAGTTTGCCTTTCATTTAGATTGGGATATTAACAGAGGTATTATCAAAGAATTGTACGATTATGTACCAGCACAAACAAATTAAAAGATTTAATATAGATGTAGAGTTTAAAGACGACTCAGATATAATTAGGCTCAAACATCAATATGAAAGTATGCTAACTCATAAAATGAGAGACAAAGGATATTCAAGGGTACTTGACATAGACACCTCATTTTCGGTAGAATTTACTGGTACAACATGGAGATTCTTAATGACTCTTTATGGTATATATACAGGAAGGCGGAAAGCATGGCAATCAGAGGGAATAACACAGGGCAAGTTAGTTCCACGCAATATGCACCCAGCCATATAAAATCTGTTATAAAGGAAATTGGTTTAAGGATAATTAGCGAGTCAAATAATAATTTGGTTTTATACTGTCCATTTCATAACAATACTCATAGCCCTAGCTTTTACATTAGCGAAGAAAATGGAGCATGGCTTTGCTTTAATCCGTCATGTGGAGAAACTGGAAACATAATTCAATTAGTTAAACGCATTGCAGGTAAAAATGATTTTGAAGCTATTAGATTAATTACATCAAAAGAGTCACAGGCACTAGATAATTTTGACGAAGCCCTAAGTCAGATGTTTGAAGATAAACCAGATTTTGTAGAGTTTGATCAAAAAAAACTTGACGACTTATCTTTAGAATTAACTTTAAATAAACCCGCTAGAGATTATTTTGAGTCTCGTGGAATCAATGAACAATCTATGAATTATTTTAAATTAGGATATTCTGAGGCACAAGGCATGGTTATTGTCCCAGTTCATAGTCCAGACGGTACTCCAGTAGGACTAGTAGGCAGATCAATATCTGAAAAGAAATTTAAAAATAGCACAAACCTTCCTAAGAATAAAACTCTATTTAATATACATAGGGCAAAAAGAATTGGTGATCAAGTTATTATTGTTGAATCTAGTTTTGATGCAATAAGAATACATCAATCTGGATTCCCAAATGTTATTGCCACATTGGGCGGACACATATCCACAGATAATTTAAAGTTATTAAATAGACATTTTAATAAAGTAGTAATAATGACAGACGCAGATCAGGCTGGCAGAGAATTAGGAATATCAATTTCTAGTAAATTAAAAAATAAAGACATCTTGTGGGCTTCGTATTCTTATGGTAAGATATATCCTCATGATGCAAAAGATGCAGGAGACATGACTGAGGATGAAATTAAGCTTTGTATTAACAACGCTGTTTCTGATATAGAATACAAATCCTGGAGCTTGTGATATAATACAGTTACAGATGGATTTATACCATCAACTATAGAAAAGAGGAAATAAAATGGGTCTAGTAAAAGGACTAAAAGATTTAAATAAGGTAATGGATAAACCGCAATCATCTGGCGGAGATAGCTCAAGAGCACGTTGGGTTAAATTGGATGACGCAGAAAGTGTTAAAATTAGATTTCTTCAGGAATTAGATCCTGACTCTCCCCACTATAATGAAAAAAATAGTTTGGGATTTATTGCAGTAGAACACACGAACCCAAAAGACTATAAGCGCAAAGCTTTATGTACAATTGACGATCAAGGAAAATGTTGGGGATGTGAACAACATCGTAAAGATTACAAAGCAGGATGGAAAGGCCGTTCTCGCCTATACATCAATGTTCTTGTAGATGATGGTAAAGAAGATCCATATGTTGCCATCTTGTCTCAGGGTAGTAGCGGAAAGACTATTACTCCTACATTAATTGAATATGCTGGCGAAATGGGTAGCATATCAAATTTAGTGTGGCGCATTAAGCGTACAGGCACAAAGACAGACACCAGTTATACATCAATCCCTCTTGCCAAAGATGAAAAACCATTTGATTCATCTGGACTGGAATTGTATGAATTGGAAAAGGTTGCAGTTCGTGACCTACCCTATACAGAGCAAGAAGCCTTCTTTAATGGTGAAGGTGGAGAAGAGCCATCAAACGCAACAGGTAGCGTAGAGTGGTAAATTAAATAGACTCAGGGGTGGCTATTGCCACCCCTAGTTTTATTTAGTAGAATCCATATATGATAACTTATGAGATACCAGATCCATTTGCCACTTTTGTAAGAAATAGAAACATAAACTGTGTTGGTTCAACATATGATTATTTTTCTAAAGAGTGGAGTTTTAAATGCTCAACATGTTCAGAATTTATGTTTGCTCCAAGTAAAAAAACAATAATAAAAACCAGACTTTATCACACAAGAAATATTTGCTTAGGCGGTTACTAATGAGTTTTACACACCTACACGTTCACAGTTATTACTCTTTAATGGATGGACTTAATTCTCCAAAAGAGTTATGCCAAGCGGCATTAGATGCTGGACAAACAGCTATTGCTATTACAGACCATGGCACACTATCATCACACCGTGAAATGCAAATTGCTGCAAAAGAATTAGGCATTAAGCCAATTCTTGGAGTAGAAGCCTACATATCCCCAACGGATAGATTCGATAGGTCATCTAAAACAGATAAAAGTATTCAAGCCTATAATCATATTATTTTATTAGCAAAAAACCAAAATGGATTAAAGAATATTAATAGTTTGCAAGAAATTGCATGGAACGAAGGCTTCTATCACAAGCCACGTATTGATATGGAGATTTTAAAAGAATATGCAAAAGATATTATTGTTCTTTCTGGATGCCTTAATGGACTTATTAGTAAGTGTATTGAAAAGGGAGAATTTGAGGAAGCGAAAATTATTCTTAAAGATTTTAAGAAAACTTTTGGCGAAGATTTTTACATTGAAGTTCAATCTCATAACCCCAAAGAAATAAATGAAAACTTATTAAAGCTAGCAGATGAACTAGGAATTAAACCAGTTGCAACTGGAGATGCTCATTTTGCCAAAGGCGAAGATAAAATTTTAGAAGAAGCCATGCTAATTCTATCTACCTCACCCAAGTCTGATAAAGAAGCAGATTTTGAAATGTCTAGAAACATGAATAACATGTTAGATAGATTTAATTATCTTTATCCTGACCGTAGAATTTCATTCCAAGACTATAATTTATTTATACAGTCCAGATCAGAAATTGAATCTGATTTTAATAAGGCTGGAATTCAACGAATAGACATTTATGAAAATACCACGGAGATAGCAGAAAAAATTGGAGAATACGATTTTAACAGGGGTTTAGACCTGCTCCCTATCCCAAAGACCAACGCCGACCAAAAGCTGTCTGATATGGCCTTTGAAGGCCTAGAAAGGCTACGCCTGAGAGAGAGCTGGCTGGGAAATGACGTATATGACCAAAGGCTTATAGAAGAGCTTGAGATTATTAAAGATAAAAATTTTGCCTCCTATTTCTTAGTTGTTGCAGATATGATTAATTGGGCTAAAGAAAATGGTATTATGGTTGGGCCTGGACGTGGCTCTGCTGCAGGATCTTTAGTTTGTTATGCATTAGGAATTACCGATGTAGACCCAATAGAATATGACCTATTGTTTTTCCGATTCATTAATCCAGAGCGAAATGACTTCCCAGATATCGACACAGATTTTGAAGACCGTCGCCGTAAAGAGGTTAAGGATTATCTTAAGAAAAAATTTAAACACGTAGCATCAATTTCTACATATACATATTTTAAAGACAAAGGCGTTATTAGAGACGCAGCCCGTGTATTTATGGTTCCACTACAAGACGTAAATCGTGCACTAAAATCAATTGATACTTTTGAAGACTATATGGAATCTCCAAACACTAAAGAATTTAGAATGAAGTATCCAGAAGTGACATGGCTAGCAGAAAGACTGCGTGGCAAAATTAGAAGCGTTGGTGTTCATGCTGCTGGTGTTGTTGTTGCTAAAGATGACCTTAGAAATTTTGCACCGATAGAATCAAGGGCAGACGCACAAGATCAAGTTTCTGGACGCATACCAGTAGTTGCATACGACATGGATACGGTTGCAGATATCGGGCTAATTAAACTAGACGCATTAGGGCTAAAAACACTTTCCGTTATTTCAGACACGATAAAAGCTATTAAAGAAAGACACAACAAGGATATATTTTTATCAAGTTTATCCATGGACGATAAAGAAGTTTATAAGGTGCTAAGCGAGGGATACACAAAAGGAGTGTTCCAGGCAGAAGCAACCCCTTACACAAATCTATTAATTAAAATGGGTGTTGATAAATTTGAAGATCTTGCTGCTTCAAACGCCCTAGTACGCCCAGGAGCAATGAATACCGTAGGAGCCTCCTATATTAAACGAAAACATGGAGAAGAAGCGGTATCGTATGTTCATGAAATTATGAAACCTTTTACCGAGAATACATATGGTGTTATCATATATCAGGAGCAGGTCATGCAGGCCTGCGTACACTTAGGTGGTATGTCTTGGTCAGAGGCTGATAAAGTCCGCAAGATTATCGGAAAGAAAAAGGATGCAAAAGAATTCGACCAATTCAAGGATCAGTTTATTGCTGGGGCTTCAAAACACATTTCTGAGAAAAAGGCCCAGTCTTTATGGAGTGACTTTGAGGCTCATGCTGGCTACTCTTTTAATCGTAGTCATGCTGTTGCTTATTCCATGCTTAGTTATTATACGGCTTGGCTTAAAAAGTATTACCCTCTTGAATTTATTTTTTCAATTCTTAAAAACGAAAATGATAAAGACAAAAGAACAGAATATTTAATTGAGGCTAAAAGATTAAACCTTAAAGTATTGCTGCCTCACATTAATGAATCTGAACTTTATTTTTCATTAAAGGAAAACGCAATTCAATTTGGATTAGCTGAAGTTAAATTTATTTCAGATAGCATTGCAAATAAAATTATAGAAAGAAGGCCTTATGCCAATTATTCCGATTTCGTACAAAAAGCCTCTACGAAAGGTAGTGGGATTAACAGTAGGGCTGTATCTGCTCTTAATGCTATTGGCGGTTCTGCTTTCGAGGACAATCTCAGAGACGGTAAGGAAAAAGAAAACTACTACGAATACTTAGGAATTCCTACATTTAATTTAGAATCTATCCCACCTAGAATTAAGGCACAAGCAAAACCAATTGAAGAGTTTGATGACTTAGGCTCTTTCCCAATGTTTGGTATGGTTAAAAGTATTAAAAGAGGAACTGGCTGGGCAAGAGTTGAGCTAGTAGATGAAACTGGATCTATAGGTTTATTTCATAATGAGCAAACTCAAATAGAGACTGGGCAAATGTATTTTATTCTTGTTGGAGATAATAGAATAGCTAGATATATTAAAATAAATGACATGGACCCAAACGGATCAGACCTTTTTGTAGATTATCTATATAGAAAAGAATATGACATGGAAGATGACGAGCAAATAGTTATTAACTTTAGTCCATATAAAACTAAAGCTGGAAAAACAATGGCCCACATAGTCATGTCAGATAAAAATAAACAATTAACTAGAGCAATTGCATTCCCAACAATGTATACAAAAGTTTTATCAAGAATGCGTGAAGGAATGAAAAGCAAACCCGTTCTGTCAAAACTAGAAGATGGAACCCTAATGATAAAGGAAATAAAATGACACAGGCCCCAGATGAAATATTTAAATCCATGAATATTACAAAAATTTTATTAGCTATTTTAGAAAATCAAAAAGTTATTAATGTACCAATTGATATTTTTATTAATGCTGGTGTTGAAGAAAAAGGTTTAAATGTTGAATATAATGAAGAGACAAAAGAATTTGTATTTCAATTAAAGGAGAAAATTGAACAACCAGATGATAATCAGGATGTTGATGCAGAATCAAATACCTAAAACCAAAGCCCCTATTTTAAATAAAAGATCAAAAGACTTTAATTATAATGACACAGAGCCTGATTTTAATGCTATAATGAGCATATAGAGAAAGAAAACAATGACAATTTTAATAGATGACGTATTAGCAAAACTAGATCCAAAAACAAGAGCAAGAGTCCAATCAGCACAAAATATCAAAGTTGAAAAGCAGGCTACGCCAAGCATAGGATTAAATTTATCTTTAAAAGGTGGCCTTGGATACGGTAGGCAAGTTTTGGTTTGGGGAAATAAATCTGCTGGTAAATCATCTTTTTGTTTACAAATGATTGCAATTGCACAAAAAGAAGGCAAGACGTGTGCTTGGATTGACGCAGAAGCATCATATGACCAATCTTGGGCAGAACAATTAGGCGTAGACTCATCAAAGTTAATTTATTCTTCAGCTAAAACAGTTAACGATATGGTTGATGTTGCAACTAAACTTATGGACGCAGGTGTAGATTTAATTGTAGTAGATTCAATATCTGCTTTATTGCCAGCAATTTATTTTGAAAAAGATGGAAATGAAATGAAAGATCTGCAAGACACTAAGCAGATAGGCGCAGAAGCAAAAGATATGACACACGCAGTTAAAATGTTAAATTATGCAAACAAAAACACACTACTTGTTCTTATATCACAACAAAGAAATCAATTTGGATCTATGCATGCTAGCCATATCCCAACAGGAGGCATGGCAGTAAAATTCTTTTCTTCTACAGTAATTAAGCTATGGTCATCTGAAGCTGAGGCAAATGCAATTAAAGCTGGCGTTAAAGTTGGAGATAAAATTATTGAACAAAGAGTTGGAAGACCAGTTAACTGGATTATTGATTACAACAAGCTTGGCCCACCTAATCTTTCAGGACAGTACGATTTTTACTACCAAGGAGAAACTCTTGGTGTAGATGGTGTTGGAGAAACATTAGACGTTGCTGAGATGGTTGGAATCGTTGAAAAGGGTGGAGCTTGGTATACGGTTAATGGAGAAAGACTTCAAGGTCGTGCAAAAGCTGTGCAGTATTTAAAGGATAATCCAAAAGTTGTTGAAAGTCTTAAGAAAGGCATAGATGCTAAAATTTAACGACATTAAAAATGTAAAAGCATATAAAATTTCAGAAGGTGTAGTTTTATATAAAAACGTAATTAAAAATGTAGAAGAAGTTTTGTCATTTTTTAAAGATGCAGAACTTTACGAAGAAGATACATATATGATGAAGAAATTTTATAAGTGGGGATATTATGGAACAATGACTGAAATTGATTCTGCGTCTTTCCATAATTTTTCACCACAATTTTTTAATTCAGACAGCCCAGAAGAAGTAAAGCAAAAAAACTCTTTAGAAAGCATTCATGATGCATATAAATTTGTAAGAGATGATTTCATGTCAAAGTATGGCAATAAAGATATTTGGCCAGACCATTATAAAAAAGTAAATCTTTTTAACGAATCAAATAGCACAAAGATTGCATTTTTAAAATACGACAAAAAACATGTTATGCCTTTTAAAGGTAAAGGAACTATTTTTAATTTTACAGCTTTTCATAGTGATTATTTTGATCAAGATATGGATACTCCTGGATACAAATTAATATTTACAGTTATGCTATATTTAAATGATGATTACGATAATGGAGAAATTTGTTTTTGGGACGGAGAAAACATTATAGGTTATAAACCAAAAGCTGGGGATATTGTTGTATTTCCATCTTGTGAGCCATTCTATCATGGAGTTTTAAATATTTATAATGCTGATCGGTATGCAATTAGAATGAATTACTACATAACAACAGAAGGATCAGAAGAATTTAAATCTGGAAATTTTCAACCATCTTTAAATTTAACAAATTATAAAGTTGGTTATGAGTGGTTAAAAGATGGAGTTCTAACTGTTACAAACCCAGAGATGCAAAAAATGAAACGTGTAAACCCTCCTATAATATTAGATGAGAGTGAAATGGAAAGAATGTCAATAGATGCCAAAGATTAATGAATTTTTTAAAAATCCAGAAATATTACACAAAAAAAATTTAGAAGTAATACCTGGAACAAAACCTTGTGGCAAATGTAGTAAAGATGCACAAGAATCTTTTTGGAACCCATTAACTTTAACTATGTCCTGGCAATGCCCAGATGGTCATAGCAACCAGCATAGGGTTAACTAATGTCTGAAAGGTCGGAGGCTAAACGTGACGGAGCAAAACAACAAAAAAATAGCGGACGTGGTGATTATCAAAAGGGTGACGCTCAATGGAGAGATTTTGTGGTGGATTATAAAGAGTACAAAAAGTCAATCTCTATTTCGCAAAACATATGGGCTAAAATTTGTACAGATACTTTTAAGGTCAGCAGGGATAAGTATCCAGTACTTAAACTAATACTTGGCTCTACTAGCAGTAAAACAAGGCTTGCTGTTATTGAATGGGCACTTTTAGAACAACTAATAGAATGTTGGGAGGAAAATAATGGGATCAAATAATAAAATACCTTTTAATCCTACTGTTATTAAAAATGGTAGAATAGTAAGAATTAGAAAAGATGGATCAATTAAAGCAGATTTAGGTCTATATAAACCTAAAAAGAAAACAGATAAATGATTAAATTTTTTATAGGAGTTTTAATTGGATTTTTAATCGCATATCCAATAGGATTATGGGCTGGATATTATACTGATTGGATAAATAGAGATGGAAAATAAATCTGATTCAAAAAACACATTAGAATTAATTAGTGATATTACTGAATTTAATGATTTACATGAGTTTATGAAGGATGAACATTTAGATAAAGCTCTTGCAATTGTGGTAAAATTGTTAATGAACCCAGATGTGCCTTCAGCTAAAGCACCTCATTTAATTATAGAGCTACAGGCAATGTCTACTAAATTTGCAGTTATGTCTTCTGTATACTCAACTATTATGAAAGATAAAGCTGGAACAGTTAATAATAATAAAAAAAATGTATATTATTCAGTAAAAGAATCTATAGACAAACTTGTAGATGCACTTAAATATGTGGTTAGGTACAACTCATAAATGAGTAGAGAAATAGTAAAGAACCTTAAGTTTAAAAAACATACTGGAAAATTCTTTGACCCAGAACTTTTTGCAAATCTTCTCGATGAGTCTTATAGAAATACAAAACGTCCAAGCGGAGAAATGACAAAGAAATCTTTTAGCCCAAGCTCACTTGGGTATGGTCATGGCACTTGTCCAAGATATTGGTACATGGCATTTTCTGGCGCTATGTTTATAGACGACAACGACGCTGTTGCTGTTGCTAATATGGCACAGGGAACACAGGCTCACGAAAGACTGCAGAATTTAATTAAGACTATGCCAGAATGGAAATCAGAAGAAGAAGAAATTGTTAATGAGTATCCACCAATTAGAGGGTTTATAGATCTTATTATGGAATACGATGGCGAAACAGTAGTTGGTGAAATAAAAACAGCAAAGCAAGAAGTTTGGGACATAAGGCAGTCAGAAATGAAACCTACAGCAAACCATTTGTTGCAATTATTAACTTATATGAAATTAAAAAAAGCAAAAGAGGGATTTTTTCTTTATGAAAACAAAAACACACAGGAGCTAATAGTCATTCCAGTTTCCATGAATGAAAAAAATACAGCTATTATTGAAGAAACTTTTACTTGGATGTGTGAGGTTTGGGATAACTTTAAAGATGGAGATCTCCCAATGAAGCCCTCTGGCGCTACAAAATCTAAAATGCCTTGCACCTATTGCCCAGTTAAAAAAGAATGTTACGCAGGACTTACTGGAACAGTTCAAATAGAATCTTATAAGGTACCATCTATATGATTTGTTTTAATAAAGAATGTGGTAAAGATTTTGAACCCAAAACACATAATCAAAAATATTGTAATGAGCAGTGTTGTCGTATTTCTACAAATAGAAAAATAATGGAAAAATATTATGAAAAAAAAGCAATTAAAAATGGAGCAACAAGAATTTGCAAATCTTGTAAAACTAAATTAAGTAGGTACAACCAGCAATCTGTGTGCTCTTCTTGCGAAAAAAACATTAATCAACAAGCTAAAGCAGCAATATGGAGCATTCTAAATGAACTTAGCTAGTTTAGTCAAAACTAAAGCAAACAGAGTTTTAGGAATAGATGCTTCCACTAACTCAGTAGCATTTTGTTTAATGGAAAATGACGTCCCATTAAAATGGGGCAAAATAGAATTATCTGGATCAGACATATACGAAAAAATATATGATGCAAAAGTTAAAATGAAAGCAATGCTTAATGAATTAAAGTCTGATTATATAGTTGTAGAAGGCGCAATACTTGTCAGATCCCCCGATGCTGTGATAAAATTGTCATATGTATATGGAGTTGTTATTGCTGAGCTTATGTCTACTGGCGCTAAGGTTATTACTATTGGCCCATCCTCGTGGCAGGCGTACATTGGCAACAAAAATCCAACAAAGGATGAAAAATCTGCAATAAGATTAAAAAATCCAGGGTATGCAGATTCTTGGTACAAAAATCAATTAAGGAATATGCGTAAGCAAAGAACGGTAGATTATTTTAATAGTAAGTATAATTTATCTTTAACCGATTTTGATGTTGCAGATAGTTTTGGAATTGCCCATTATTCAAATCAAGTTTTAACTAAAAGATGAAGTTGTATCAAAGCCATCCTTGGCTATATAGAAGATACATTGTACAAAAAAAGACAGTTACAGAAATTGCTATAGAATGTGCAGTTTCTCCAATGACAATACAAAGATACCTTGATCAGTTTGGATTAATTAAAAAACGATGAGCATACCAGTACTAATAGTTCCAATATTAAATAGATATGATCTACTAGACTCTATGCTAGAATCAATTAATTATCCAGTTGACAATATATTAATTATAGACAATGGTGGAGAATTTAAAACACAAAAAGAAAATGTTAAAGTTCTTAGTATGCCAGCAAATTTAGGACTGTCTGCTGCGTGGAACCTGGGCATAAAATGTTACCCTGATTCTAAATACTGGCTATTTGCCTCTGCAGACACTACTTGGGGAGAAACAGCCTTGCAAGAAATAGATACTCTTAGCGGACCAAGCAAGCTAATACTTACAAACGATGCTTACGGATGCTTTTCTGTTGGTGAAAATGTAATAGAGCAAGTAGGATTGTTTGATGAATACTTCTATCCTATTTATTTTGAAGACAACGATTTTCATGAAAGAGTTGCAAGATTTTGTCCTGAAAACACAATAACTTCAACATCGATACAGACCGCACCAGAATCTGGAAGTCAAACAATTAATAGCGATGATAAACTTAAAAATAGAAACCATGAAACATTTTTGAATAACCAAGAATATTATGAGTATAAAAGGAATGGTAACTTTGAAAATCCAAAGCCTTGGTCGTTATCTAGAAGAAGGGAACAGGAATGGCTACGATAGGAGTACTGCCAGCTTCAGGTAAAGCATCTAGAATTGGAGGAATTCCTAAATTTTGTTTGCCAATATCAGATGAAAGATCATTACTTCAATGGCATGTAGAACAAATGCTAGAGTTATGCGATGAGGTTAGAATTTCTACACGATCAGAATGGGTTCCTATTATTCAAAATATGGACATGAATGTTAAAATAATGGTTCGTGAGCCTTCAACAATGTCAGACGCAGTCAAGTATATGGTCGGAAATTACAACGACACAGTTCTTGTAGGTATGCCAGATACGTTTATTTTAAATGCTCCAGGTAATATATATAAAGGATTATTTAAAGAAAACACTGCAGATCTTGTTTTGGGAATCTGGGAATGTGTAGAGGGTTTAAAAGGTCGTGTTGGGCAAGTACTGGTTTCTAATAATAAAGTTGTTGATTCAGAAGATAAAGTAGATAATTGTAATTATTTAGACATGTGGGGCACTATGCTATTTCAGAATAATATGATAAGATTCATAGATCCTAAGCTAGACCATCCAGGGAAACAATTAAAAGATTGGATATCTCAAGGATTTAATATTAGGGCGGAAAGACCAGGTGGACAATATATGGATATTGGAACATTAAGAGGACTTAAACAATTATATAAGGAGATGGAATGACATTAAAGCCAGTGTTTGCAGATGTAAAAGAATTTTCATACCAAGACTTATACCTTCATGCAATTAGTGCACCAGCAGGGCACAAGATATTAAATTCTTGCTTAGAAATTGCACAGATGTTAATTGAAAAGAATATATCATATGGCAACTCAGCTTTAGATCCAATTAGAATATTTTCAACGGCTGATCCTACAGAGCAATTAAAGGTAAGAATTGACGATAAGCTAAATAGGGTAAAAAATAACCAGGGTTTTGCAGGAGATAATGACATAGACGACCTAATTGGATACTTATTATTATATAAAATAGCAAAATCTAATTGACTTTTCAGTCAACTAGAATTATAATAACTATATATGGAAATTGAATTATCTGATCATTTTGATCGAATGAATAAAGTTGTTGCCGAACTATTAAAGGGTAACAATCCTACACAAATAGCCACCCTAACTGGATTTAAAAGGTCTGACGTAGTGGAGCTTATAGATGAATGGAAAACTGTTGTCTATAACGATACAAGTTCAAAAGAACGTGCTAAGGAAGCAATCTCTGGGGCTGACCAACACTACTCTATGCTTATTAAAGAAGCATGGAAAACAGTAGAGGATGCAGATCAGGCAGGACAATTAAATGTTAAGGCTAACGCACTCAAGTTAATTTCAGACATTGAGACTAAAAGAATTACAATGTTAAAAGAGGTAGGCCTACTAGATAATGCTGAGATGGCATCTCAAATTGCAGAGACAGAACATAAGCAAGATATTTTAATTAAAATATTAAAAGAGGTAACAGCCAGTTGTCCAAAATGCAAAATGGATGTTGCACGTAGACTATCTCAAATTACTGGGATTGTTGAACCAATAGAAATTATTGAGGAAGTAAGTGGATCTTAATTTTAATGACCTTATTGACATACTCGATGGAGAAGAGTTTGAAGAAAGACCAGTAGATCTAAGAGCATTTGTAACCAACCCAGAGTATCTTGGACTTCCACCACTTTCCGAATATCAATATACTTTAATTGAAAAAAGTTCGCAAATATATAAAGAAACAACCCTAATGAAACTTTTTGGAGAAGAAGAGGGTTCTAGAATATTTAAGCAAACGGCTAACGAAGTAATTGCTCAACTTGGTAAGGGTTCTGGTAAAGACTACTGCTCAACAATTGCAACAGCCTATATTGTTTATTTATTATTATGCCTAAAAGACCCAGCGGCGTATTACGGAAAGCCACCAGGAGATGCAATTGATATTTTAAATATTGCTATTAACGCACAGCAAGCAAACAATGTTTTTTTTAAGGGGTTTAAAACACGAATTGAAAAGTCTCCGTGGTTTACTGGAAAGTACACAGATAAAGCTTCTGAAATGAAGTTTGATAAATCTATTACAGTTCATTCTGGTCACTCTGAGCGTGAGGCTTGGGAAGGTTATAACGTTATTGTTGTTATCCTTGATGAGATTTCAGGATTTGCTACAGAAAATACAACTGGACATGATCAAGCAAAAACCGCAGATGCAATATATGATATGTATAGGGCATCGGTAGATTCACGTTTCCCAGACTTTGGCAAAGTAATATTGCTTTCTTTCCCAAGGTTTAAAAATGACCCAATACAAAAATTTTATGAATCTGTTATTGCTGAAAAAGAAACTGTAGTAAGAAGTCATAATTTTAAAATGGACTTAGATTTACCAGACGGAATTGAAGGTAATGAATTTGTAGTTGAATGGGAAGAAGACCATATACTTTCTTATTCTATTCCAAAAGTATACGCATTAAAAAGACCAACTTGGGAAATTAATCCAACTAGAAGCATTGATGACTTTAAAGTAGCATTTTATAAAAACTCAATGGATGCACTAGGACGTTTTGCCTGCATGCCGTCAGACGCAGTAGATGCGTTTTTTAAATCAAGAGAAAAAATAGAAACTGCATTTAATAACACAGCAATTGCCATAGATCAATTTGGAAGATTTGAAAATTGGTTTGCCCCAGATCCAGATAAAGAATACTTTATACACGTAGACCTTGCACAAAAACATGACCACTGTGCAGTTTCGTTAGCGCATGTTCAAAAATGGGTTAATGTAAAAGTCACAGACACATACTCCCAACCAGCTCCAATAGTAGAAGTAGATGCTGTCAGGTTTTGGACTCCCACACCAGACAAATCTGTGGACTTTGCAGAAGTAAGAGACTACATATTATCTTTACAGACAAAAGGATTTAAAATAAGACTTTGTACTTTTGATAGATGGAACTCTCACGACATGATGCAACAATTAAAACAGTACGGAGTTAATACTGAAATTTTGTCTGTTGCTAAAAAACATTATGATGACATGGCAATGATAGTTTTAGAAGAAAGACTTAAAGGCCCACACATACCATTACTTATAGATGAACTATTGCAATTAAAAATTATGAGAGACAGAGTTGATCACCCTAGAAAAGGTTCAAAAGATTTAGCCGACGCAGTTTGTGGCTCTGTTTACAATGCAATATCTAGGACAAAGTACGACACAAATGAAGAAATCAAAATACATACATATGAATCTATGAGTTTTGATAACGACTTCTCAAAAGATAACCCAGATGTTACGGCTACCAATATGATACGGGCTCCCCGTATGCCAACTAGTTTGTCAGAGTCTTTAGAAAGGATGACAACATTATGAGTGAATATCAAGAAAAAGCAAAAGAATGCAAATGCTGTGGCAAGCATGTTCCACTTCCAACAGTATTAAAAGAATATAATGGAATGGTTGTATGCCCAACTACATTTTCAAACATTGTTGAATATCAAAGAATATGGAATGCTATTGGATCTAGGCCACCTGGAAACATAAGAAAGCATTTTTCAGAGTATGTACAACAAATAGTAGAATTGCATTTTATAGAAAACAAAAAAGATGATCAATAACGATAGCTGGTCAAAAGATAATAAAGATGTTGTAAACAGATTAAACAACAAAATTATTTTAGATCTGATGTGGTCTAATATAAATAAGATAGAGCCAGAAGTTATTTCATTAATATTAAAACCGAGACTAGATAAAGACAATATTGTTTTTGATGAATATGATAAAATAAATAAAAGAATAAATTCTGATGGCCACAGGGGGCCAGACTTTATTAACAATGTAGATATTTTATTTTCTGGATGCTCTCAAACGTTTGGTATTGGAGTAGAAGATGGTGAAATATGGGGAGAGATTGTGGCAAAAAATCTGGGCCTTACATATAACAACTTATCATTCCGTGCTGGATCGGCAATGCAATGTATTTTAAACATATTTAATTATTGTAAAAAATACGGTAACCCAAAATACATATTGTGTGCCTTTCCTCCATTAACCAGAACATTTGCATTTGTAGACTCTGAATTTTTAACATCTAAACCCTATGAATACCTTTTAATGCAAAGGTATGGTAGCGATTTAGGTCCATATAGATCAATAGAGGTAGCAAAAAAAGATACTTATTTAAAAATGCCAATAACGGTAGATCAAGCATTTTCAAATGAGCACAGGGTTTGGGTAAATTTAATGTTTATTTCAATGTTAGAAACATATTGTCATTCAAATAACATAAAGCTTTTGTGGACTAACTGGGTAGATGTGTATAATAATAAAAATGAATTAATGAATACTGAATTTAATAACTACTTTACTATTGATAAAAACTGGGACCAGACAGTGCCTTTAAAAGAAACAGATTTATCTAAATATAACAAATGTCATCAGGATATGAAAAAAAGCCATAGCAAATCTTTTGACAGAGGAGCAGATTGGGAGCTACACCAAAATGCTCATTATCTGGGTCATTGGGGGTCTCACACCCACACACACGTTGCAGAAAATTTTATAGAGGAGATTAAAAATCGTGGACTATAGATTTTTTATTTATATGTGTTATACACTTATTGGGAAATTTAAAAAAATATTTACTAAAAAAAAAGATAGGTATATATATTGATAATTTTAGGAATTAATGAGACGTCTCATGATGCCTCTGTATCTTTAATTAAAGATGGAGACATATTGTTTTCTGGGCATGCTGAAAGATATAGCAAGCAAAAAAATGATTGGTTTACAAATGATAGTTTAATTAAAGATGCATTAGAGTACGGGTATCCAGATAAAATAGCTTATTATGAAAACAGATGGCTAAAGAAGGCCCGTATAGCCATTCATGGCGGGTTTGGTGGTGACAAGCCATACTTTCTTCAAACACCCCTTAAAAAAATTCCTAGGGCTTCCTTTGGGCATCACAAATCCCACGCAGCAGCAGGATACTACACAAGTAATTATACAGATGCGGTTATTGTAGTTTTAGATGCAATTGGAGAATTTAATACTTCTACGGTATGGGTAGGAGAAGGATCTAACATTAAACAAGTTTACAAACAAAACTACCCTGTAAGCTTTGGACTTTTTTATTCCGCATTTACTCAGCTTATAGGGTTAATGCCAAATCAAGAAGAATACATTATGATGGGAATGGCTGGTTACGGAGATCCAAATAAATATTTAAAAAAAGTTAATGAATATTTTCCAAGCATAACAAAACAAAAATACAATTTTCATAAAGGAATTACTGACTGGGGCTGGGTGTCAGACCAAGATAAATTTGATATTGCAGCCTCTGCTCAATTAATTTATGAACAAAGACTAATTGAATTTATGAATATGGCTAAATCAATAACTGAAAAAACAAATTTAGTTTTTATGGGAGGCTGTGCCCTTAACTGCTCTGCCAACACATTGCTTTGGAAAATATTTGATAGCGTTTGGATTATGCCCAACCCAGGAGATGCTGGAAGTTCATTGGGAGCAGCAGCGTTATTGTATGGCAAACATTTAAATTGGAATGGTCCATATCTTGGATATAATTTATCAGGAGAATATCCCGTTAATGAAATTGTTGATGAAATATTAAAAAATAAAATAGTAGCAGTAGCAAACGGAAGAGCCGAATACGGACCAAGAGCATTAGGAAATAGAAGTATCTTAGCGGATCCCAGAGACCCAGACATTAAAAATAAAGTTAACTTAATTAAACAAAGAGAAAATTTTAGGCCATTTGCACCAGTAATAATGGAAGAGTGTGCTAGCGAATGGTTTGAAATGAATTTTACTTCACCATACATGCAATATGCCGTCAAATGCAAAAAACCAGACTTAATTCCCTCTGTTGTGCATATTGATGGAACTTCAAGGGTGCAAACAGTAAACAAAAATCAGCACAGAGGATTATGGCGTGTTTTAAATAAGTTCTATCAGCAAACAGGTGTGCCTATTTTATTAAATACTAGCTTAAATATAAAAGGGCAACCGCTATTAAATGATAAAAATGATATCATTGACTGGCAGGACCATTATAAGTATAATATACTAACTGAGCAACAGTAGCTTAGTTGGTTAAAGCCCCGAACTCATAATTCGGTAACCGTAGGTTCGAGTCCTACCTGTTGCACAAGGAGATATTTTGGAAGACTCAGAAGAACAGTTTGATATAGACTTAGAGTATTACATTGAAATTGGTGCTATTGAAATATCTGGTGTAGATGAGTACGGCGAAATAATTTTTAAAATTACAGATGAAGCAGAGGAATTGGCTCCAGAGCTATGGCAATCTCATAAAGACTATATAGACAAAACACTTCTTGATCTTTATGAAAAAGATTTAATATCTGTGGAATATAACGAAAACCTTGAGGCAACAATTACTTTAACAAAAGAGGCAAAAAAAATAGCAAGACAGCATGGCATGATAGAAATCGAGGAGGAAGATAATGAATAAAAAGATTAACATATATAAAAAAGAAAACTTTTCTGGACTTCAATTTGCAAAAGGTTTAGTGACTTTTATGGATCCACTTTATTTTTCTAAATTATTAAGTCATGAAAAAAAATTAGGTATCCCAGAAGACGAAAATCACACATATCAATATAACTCTTCTGGATTTAGGTGTGATGATTTTACTAAAAGTCATAACGGGAAACATATACTTTTTGCTGGCTGCTCGGAAACAGAAGGAATGGGACATAAATTAGAAAATACTTGGGCGCATCAAGTATATTCAAAAATATCAGAAAATGAAAAATGTTCTGGATTTTTTAACGTAGGAGCAAGAGCTTTAAATATTATTGCAATTAATAGACAAATATTAAATTATATTTTAGAGTATGGAAAGCCAGATTTTTTATTTGTTAACTACCCAGATTTTTATAGATTCTCTCATTGGAATGAAGAAAAATTAACATGGGAGCCAAAATGGGGACTAGAGTCTTTAGCTTCTTATAATTTAAAAGATAAATTCTTTTTAAAAGACTTTAAAGATGCTAAAATAAACGATACTGAATCATTTTTGATTGAGAATAACTTCAATGAAGAAATTATGAATACAGCACAGCACGTTAATGGCAAACTAATGATTCCTGAATATATGACTGATGAAAGAAACTCTGATTATGTTGTACACTCAATACAAAATTTTCTAATTATGGAACAACTTTGTAAAGCAATGGACATAGGTCTTTTGTGGGGAACATGGGACCAGTACGGAGCTTCAACTATTAGACAAAGTGATTTATTTAAATCATATGTTGATTTTGGAAATGTTAAAAATAATTATAAATGGGCGGAAGAAAATGGGTATACAGCAAGAGACGTAGCTGCAAGAGATGTAGGTCATATGGGAGTTGCTTGCCATAGATATTGGGCAGAACAAATTTTAAATAAATACCAAGAGATAAACAGCGAATGAAATTTCATTGGATGCATAGATTTGATTTTGGAAATACAGAATCCCAATTAATTGAAATGTCAAAGGTTTTAGAAAAATCAAAAGCTTATTCTGTTTTATTAACATATTCAATTTTTTCCCCAGATTTTGTTCCATTTTTGCCAAGCATGATAAAAGAAACAAAAAAACTTAAATTTATGATGGCTTTTAGACCATACACTATAAGCCCAGAATATACAATTAGATTTTTTAACACAATGAAATTAAATTTTGGAGACAGATTAACATTTAATATGGTTGCTGGCAAGATGCTAGAGCAAGAAGAAAAAACAGCAATTGAAATGTATAATCTTGAAGAATCATTAATAAATACAATTGATAAAAGAATAGAGTTTACAGATCAATGGGCAAATAAATTTTTTAACTCTATGAAATCAAAAGCACCAATCTCCTATACAATAGCAAACTCTCCATCTACACTTGAACTTGGAAATAAATGGACTGATTATATTATTTTTCATGAAAGCAGGTTAGAAGAAAATTATGCTAAAGCAAAAAACACTAAATTAGTTTTATGCATTGATCCACTCATTAGAGAAAATAAAGAAGATCTAGACTCAGAGATAGAATATTATTATCAATCATGGAGAAGCAATAAAGCTGATAGGCCCTCTGTTTGGGAAAAGCAAGATCATTCAATTCGTGGCAACATGGAAGAAGTTAAAGAACAAATTAGAAACATATCTCAAAAATATGGGGTAAATGATTTTATGATAGTTACTAGCCAAAAAGACATATCCAGCCTTTTGAAGCTTATGGAAGAAATGTCTGACTGGTAGAATTTTTTAATAAATGATATAATAATATATAGGTCGCCGAATGGGGCCTAATTTAAATTATTCGCTTGAAAGGGGAATAAAATGGTAACAAAACTTGCTATGGATCTTTTCAATGATCCATTTTTTATTGGATGGGATACAAATTTTGCAAAAATGCAATCTTCAAACTCTAACTATCCAATTTACGATCTAGTCAAATTCGATAATGGTGCCTACGGCATTAGCTTGGCAATTGCTGGATTCCAACGTGAAGACATTAGTATTTACATTGAAAATAATAATTTAGTAATTAAAGGTGAATTACACGGAGAACACTGGGATGGAGAATATATCCACGAAGGAATTGCCAAAAGAAATTTCGAAAGGTCATTTTCATTAGGAGAATATATGGAAGTTGATCTTGCCGAAATGAAAGATGGCATGCTCCACATACACATTAGTAAAAATGTCCCAGAAGAGAAAAAACCAAAAGTCATCAAGATCAAATAAATAGTATAATAAGAACCTGCACCCTTTCATCGGGGAGTCGCAGGTATGTCGGGGGAGACAGCGACATTAAATAACTGATTGACCTGAGTAAGTCTGTAAACTGCTCATTATAAATTTAAGGAGTATAATGTTTGAGTATTATGTTAAAAAAGTAAGTAAAGTTGTTGACGGAGACACAATTGATGTAGAGATTGATCTTGGTTTTGATATTTCATTTAGCTCAAGAGTAAGGTTGGCAGGAATAGACACTCCTGAAAGCCGCACCGCAGACAAAATAGAAAAAGCTCTTGGTCTTGAATCTAAAGAATATTTAAAGAAAGCAATTGATGCGTCTAAAACTGTTGTAATTAAAACAGAAAAAATGGACTCATCGGAAAAATATGGACGTATTCTTGGATGGGTATTTCTAGACGGATCAGAAGTTTCAATAAATCAAAAAATGATTAACGAAGGATACGCTTGGGGATACATGGGGGAGACTAAAGTAAAAGATTTTGATGCTTTAGCAAAACAAAAAGCAAAGAAGAAGTAGATGCCAACCTATGAGTATGCATGTATAGAGTGCGACTTAGATAAAGAAGTCGTAAAACCTTTTTCTGAAGCAGATTCTGCAGAGGTCTGTAAAAAGTGCGGGTATCCAATGAATAGAGTTTACGGATCTTTTGGTATACAATTTAAAGGAAATGGCTTTTACAAAACTGATAATCCTAAGTAACTAATAGTATTTAAATAGGTATACATGATATAATTTCAATGTAACAAAAATATTGTTGCATTGGAGATCCAATTGAGTAGAAAGTTAAAATACTTTTTAGCTAGCCTTTTCGTAACGGGTTGGCTATTTTTTATTGGACCAAGTTATGCTTGGGCTACAGATCAAGGCGGACAAGAACAGGTAGTAGTAAGCCCAGCGCAACAAGCAGTTAATGACGCTCTTGTAACGGCCACTACCGAAGTTGCACAGGCGGTATCAGCATCAGAAACAGCAACTGCAACAATTACAACTGCCGTTGAGGCAGTAACAGCATCTAACACAGCCGTATCATCAGCAACTACTGCAGTCACTGCAGCAACTACTGCGGTATCAGAAGTGCCTTTGCTTACAGAAACAGCAACTAATTTAATTCAATCAGCACAAACATTAATAGAATCAACTACAGCAACCATAGCAACAGCAACTACTGCGTTAGCAGCAGTAACTCCCGCACAAACAGAGGCTCAAACACAATTAACTCAGGCAAACGTTGCAATCAATACCGCTCAAGATGCTGTAAATGCATTAGCCGCAACAATTGGAGCATCAACAAATGTATTGGCAAATACAGACGATGCGGGCATTCGAATGAACCTTCCATTTAATTTACGTATGGGAAACACTGTTTATAATAATGTGTATGTAGGTTCAAATGCAACTATTACTTTTGGTGTTAACGAAGGACAAAATTATTATTCAACACCAACTGCCCCTTCTATTTCTATAGCAGGATATGACTGGACCACTTGGAGTAGTGGCTCTGGAGTTACCTACTCAACAACAACTAATACTCTTTCAGTGGCTTGGGATGTTCGTGTTTATCCTTTAAGAACAGCCGATACTCAGATGACACAAATTAGATTTAACGCTGATGTAAACCCAGCAGACGGTGCTTGGTCGGCAGATGTAAGTGTTACTGGTCCTATACCTAATGGTGCTCGTTTTAATACTAGATCAAGTACTAATGGAACAATTACTCCTATCACTGATACGAATTCTGGGCCTGGATTTAATGGAACTATTAGTCAAGGTGCATCATTTACACCTACACCAGATCCTTCAACAGCAGCAATACAATCAGCAATTGATACAGCTAATGCACAAATTACTACATTAAACTCAGCAATTACAGCAGTTGTAGCAGCAAATACAATAAATACAAATACAGTAATTGCACCAATAGCAACTGTTTCACAAAATACTTTGACCGCATTATCAACAGCGGCTACGGCATTAGCCACAAAATTAGCAGAGATAGCAGCAGTTACTCCAGTTTATATTGCTCCAGCACCAGACCTTGCACCAGTTGCCCCAACTCCAATCGAGCCACCTGCAGAAGAACCACCAGTTATCGAGCCACCTGCAGAAGAACCACCAGTTATCGAGCCACCTGCAGAAGAACCACCAGTTATCGAGCCACCTGCAGAAGAACCACCAGTTATCGAGCCACCTGCAGTTGAAGAGCAAGCCCCATTAACTGTTCAAGAAATTGAAAATATTATTAATGATTTAGTTGATAATGGCGAACTATCCACATCTGATGCGGAAGCAATTTTAAATACTTTAAGTGCAGATGGAGAAATTACCTCAGATGAAATTAATAATTTATCTGAGGTATTATCAGCAGATGGTGAGTTTACTGAAGCAGAAAGATCACTAGTTGCAGAAGCTCTTATTGAATCGGCAAATGGCGAAGCAGTTACCGCACAGGATATACAAGATGCTGGACTTACCTACAGTGACTTGCCAGACGCTACGCCCGTTGAAGTAAGGCAGGATGAGAATGGAAATTCCGTTATAATAGTAGCAGAGATAGCAGCAGCTTTACAAGTGCTGGAGTCTCCATCAGAATTTGTCTCAGCAATATTTAATGATCCAGGACAGGCATTAACTGCTGTATTAAATATTGGTGCTGATATGAGTAATGAAGAACGAAAAGAAGCAGAAGAAATGGTAGTGTCTGCAATTATTGCAACTAATGCTGCAATAAACGCAGTTAGCGTTGCAGGAAGTGCCGCTGCAAATGCCGCATCATCTGCATCTAGAGCAACAACTGGAGGAGCAACTCCTAAAGGAACAAGTGGCGGTGGACCATTAGGTGGAGATCCAAGAATAAGGAGAAGAAAACCATGATAAAGAGAATATTTAAAGATATGATAGACCAGCTTTGGACCCTATTGGGAATGTTTATTGCTTGGGTAGTTCTTGACGGATCTGCAAAAACCGTTGTTGGCTATGCAATTATTGGTACCCTAGTGGCTTGGGCTATTACTTATCCAATTAGAAATAAAGATTCAGAGTAAGGTATAATAGGGATATGAAAAAAATAATCCCTATTGCTTTATCTGGCTTATTAATGCTATTATTAGCAGGATGTGGCTACGATGGTGGTTATCGATATCCATGTCAAGATCCAGCAAATTGGAAAATTGCAGAGTGCAATCCTCCTATTTGTGAGGCGTCTGGAACATGTACAAAAGATTTAATTAAAACTGATACAGCACAACAAACAACTACAGAAGGAACAATCAATGGCTAAAGAAAGATTATCTCCACAAGATTTAGACGCTAGATTAAAATTTATTTTAGGAATTACGCTTGGTACAATTTTATTATGTACCGCATTGGGAATTTTATATGGACTTTTATTTGTGACACAGCCAATTGGCGCACAGTCAGAAAATGATAAGATGTTTTTTAATGTATTGGGATCAGTTGCTACATTTATTACAGGAACATTAGCTGGGCTTTTGATTGGTCAATCAGGTGCTAAAGATGTGATGTCAGCACAGTTGGCTAATAAAGAAATAGATGCAAAAAATACTCAGGCGGATAAAAAGTTAGAATCAGAAATTGATGATGCAAAAGCACGTAGATTAGCAAAGCCAGACGGTGCAATGCCAACAGAACAACCTGTTGATACTAGTTGGGATAAGTAATAACTATGTCATCAGCAGAAAAATTTGTTGAGATTGCTAAAACAGAAATAGGAACAGTTGAAGGTCCTAAAGACAATGAAACAAAATATGGTGCATTTACAAAAGCTAATTTTCAACCTTGGTGTGGATCTTTTGTTATGTGGTGTGCAAATGAAGCAGGAATAAAAGTTCCTAATACAGTATATACTCCAGGTGGTGCAGCAGCATTTAAAAAATCTGGTCAATGGATTGACGGAGACATCGCAGACCCAGAGCCAGGAGATGTCGCATATTTTGATTTCCCATCAGATGGTGTAGATAGAATATCACACGTAGGAATAGTTGCAGTAGACAATGGCGATGGAACAGTATGGTGTATTGAAGGAAATACATCTTCAAGTGAAAAAGGAAGCCAGAGAAATGGCGGAGAAGTAGCCAAAAAACTTCGTGCATATAAAAAAAATAAAAAGAATATAATGGTTTCTATTGTAGGTTTTGGAAGACCCAAATTTGGTGAATCTTCAAGTACAAAAACAGAAACTACCGTTAAAGCAAAAAAATCAAAAGCATGTTCATCATGTGGACAAGAAATTAAAGGGTAAAAATGGATAATTTAGATAACTTGTCAGATGAAGAAATTTCAAAATCTTACGAGTCAGATAATGAAGAGGAAGACAACTGGGATAATATGGAAAAAGCTTGCTGGTCTGGATATAAGCAGGTAGGCATGAAAGACAAAAATGGCCGAAGAGTCCCTAATTGTGTTCCAGTAAAAAAATCTTTATTTGGCACAGAGGGTCCTCAAACTTTAATACCTAAAAATAAATAATAAAATCAGTTGACAATCTATTTTCAAATGCTGTATAATTATGTATTAGGACCAATCCTTTTATAGATTAGGTAAAATGCAAATAAAATATTTAGATATACTCAAAGAGATTAGCCCCTCTTATTACCCATGGTTTTCATATCATGTTGAGCCACTATTTGATTATCATAATCCATGGAAAGAAACAGAAGACATAAACTATAAATTGAATAATGTTGGCTTAAGATGCGACGACTTTAAAAAAATTGAAGATACAGATTGTCACGTAGTTTTTGCTGGTTGTGAATTTACAATACCAATGGACGTTAAATATGAAGATGGCTGGGCCTATAAAATACACAATGAATTTTATAAAGATAAATGTAATTTTATTAACATATCCTACGCAGGAGTAGATTCAGATAGACTTGTTTACAATATTTTAAAATATATTAACTTATACGGAAAACCTTCAAAACTTTTTATTTTAATGCCAGAGCTAATAAGAGCATACGGATGGTGGCCAGAAGCAAAAGGATTTAAGCCAAAAATGTATAGGCAGCATTCTGGTGGCGAAGAGCATAACTTGATGGCAGAACCCCATGATCTACCACTTCAACTACT